TTCGCGGAGTAGTTCTTTTGCTTGGTTTTCTAATAGACGAGCCATTGAATTTTTTGTAATATCGTTATCGATACCTTCCAAAAGACCTGTGCGGCTCCACTTGTTCAATAGGGCAGCACCTTCTTTTTGTAGGTCGCGACTAACAATACCTTCTGTTAATCTTTCTACAATACCTGACATGATTATATCCTCCTTTAGATATAGTTAAATAATTTATAGACCCGCTAGACGCTTCCAACGATCAGAAACAGGATCTGCTTCTTTTCTTTCTTCGGTTCTGCGGGGGCTAACAACTAAAGAGCTATTTCTATTTAATGCCTCACTCAGCGATTTTGGTTTTTGAACGCTACCGTTGGTGCTACCCACTGAATTTAGAGTTTCATAAATGACTTTAGCTTGTTCTAATGACTGTGCTTTGGAAAGATTCTCGACAAGTTTTTCTTTTTGTCGCTCATTCAAAGAGGGATCTTTCAAAACACAGTTCGTATAAAAGAGCTTACCGTTGGACGTATTTGTTTCAACTAGTGTCTCTTTTAGCGATTGTACAGTTTGTGCAAGTTTTTCATTTTGCTTGGACAACTGATTTAATTTTTTATTACTTTCAGCAAGTTCTTGCTTGAGAGTATCTTGTTCTTTTTGAGCTTTTTCAAGCTCTTTCTTGTGCGCTTCGCGCTCTTCTTTCATCGACTCTTCGGCAATTCTTGCAACTATATCAAATAGTTCAGCTTCGCCTAGTGTCGATTGATTCGCGCCCAACCAGCCAGTTGGTACGACTTTGTGATTGAAGTGAATTGATTCGTCAAGAGTATATTCTTCATCCAACTCTTCACCAATATTGCTGGCAAAGTGATAAGGATTCTCATCGCCTTCTTCAAGTTCAAATTCTTCATCTAATTCATCTTCTTCGTGGGAATCAGATTCATAAACAGATTCTTCATATTCACCACCGGCTTGATCTTCTTCGATGACAACTGAATCTTCATCTGTTTCTTCAAGAAGCTGCTTAACTTGTTCTAAATCAATATCTAATTCTTCTTGTAGTTCTTCTTTTCCAGTTACATCCTTTAAAGGAATTTCGACTGGTTTTGCCACTACATCCTCTTTTGTTAAAAGTTCTTCATGAGCAAAAGGAATACTGTCTAGAACTTCTTCTGTTCCTTCTAGAAGTTTTTCTACTGCGTCTTTAATATCTGCTGAATATTTCTCAATGACGATTTGCTCGGCATTTTTAATAGCTGCCTCGCGTAAAGTATTGGCGTGTATTACTGCTTCTTCTAGAATTGAACTCATATAGATATACTCCTAATATCAAATATAAATAGTGCGTGAAAAATGAAAATTCTAATATGCAGGCTCTTCTATAATAATTTCATAGCCAAGCGATTGTAGCCAAGTATTAAACTGTAACTGATTGCAATCAGTTTTTATAAAATCTACAATATCAGATGGTTCGTGGTGTCCCCATTGAACTCCACCATAATAAGTTTTATTATCTTTTTTTAATTTAATAGTAGCAGAATTACAAAATTCGGTATAATCATTATTATTATTTCTTATATAATATGTAATGTCCATTATGTCATAACCTTTCCATAAGCTGATTCAAGATATTGTGTTATTTTTTGTAAGTTATTTGCAGTTGGTGGAGAATCTGAGCCGAAATTTATTGTTGTATAATAAACATTGTCTACCGCTGACTTACCAAGATGTGCCTTTAATCCGGGAAATATCGGTCCAGATGGTCCACCGAATACTGAATCCCAAGAGCCTGTATTATCTACTCCCAAAAATGTAAGATAAGTTGTAGTGTTTGAAAATAAAGTGTTTCCATCTTTATCATATGCGTATGTATAAAAATTTCTATTTGTATCTGTGCCCATAGTAAAATAATAAATATAATCGTTTGCGTAATATTTTATATCTGCATTGCCAGTAAACGGTTGTAAAGTTGTTCCTTTATTACCGCCTGCCATGTTATACGTAAAAACCTCAAAATATCTTTTAAGTGTTGAACCTTCTGCATAAACTCTAAAAGCATAATATGTATCTTGTGAAACGCCAGCTTGAGCATGTGGTGCGGTTATGTAAAAAGTACTTACAGATTTATCTGTATTGGATCTTAAATAAACACCAAATGTTATATATGCGTTATTTGTGGAACCAAAAGTACTACCAGTTAATAGATCATCCGTTATAAACCTAATACCCGGAATACTATTTACGCCGATTGCATAAGTCTGATCTATTGTTGGCATTGAAGCAGTTGAGGTTTGCCCTATGGCGACTTCATTCACTATATCTGTCCACTTATTTACAATGGTAGTAGAGCCACTAGTGGTGGTTGTAATTGTGCTTTGATCTAATGTGGTCCATATTTTTAAATTAGTTGTGTACGGTATAATTGAAGAAAAAGCAGATCTTATGGAACCAAAATTCTGGGCATAAGTTTTAACTCCACTTGTTTGAGTAGAGGATTTAGTATAGCCTTTTGAACCAAATCCACTTTTCATTCTTAACCAACTCCAGATGAACCTGACCAATTTAATGAAAGTTCTGTGTAAGGCACATTTGTCATTCCAGCAATAACACTCGCCGTACAACCGGTTACACTATTACCCATTAAATGAACGGAAGTAACTCTCCATTCACCGGTATAAGACTCGCCATTATCTAGAATAAAATAATTAGTTCCTCTAACGCCATTTCTACTAAAGCCAACTCTCAATGCAGAGTTTGTTCCAGTAGTTTCATTTACTATTGTTACAAACTTGGCAACGTTTGGAAAACTAATTTGAGTTGTTGCCGCTCCGTTCGCAACCACAGTAACATTGCCTGTAACAAATGGTACGGCGCTTAGTTGGTAAGAACCAACATCTGTCAAGCCGGGATATTGCCAATCTAAATTTGAATATTGAGACATTATATTTACCTCTTATTGTTTGCTCCGAACCGCTTGAAGTTTTTTCATGACATTCTTTCTGCGCTTTCTTTTTCTTGCGTTGACTATTGATGGTTTTTCAAAATATTCTCTATCACGAACTTCATCAATGATTTTTTCGTTCTTTACTTTTTTCATAAAACGCTTTATCAAGCTCTCTGGGCTTTCATCTCTTCTCAAATGTACTTGAGCGTTTACTGGTCTTTTTTTAGACATGTTACCTCTTTTTATCTGTTGCTAGTGTTTTCCACATGCTCATGCCGGGAATTGATGTTATATCAACGCCGGGATCATTGGGAGCTTGATCTCCTAATGGATTTGCTGGCGAAGTTGATGACCCGCCTGCTTCATAACTAGTTAGCGGTTCAACATTTTCAAAAATATTTGAATAAGTATCAGAACCTACTGCTGCATATATTTTTCTTTTTGCTTCATCTATTTTAACTTTATTAGTTGCTGCGCGTTGTAATTCATTTTTCTCTTTTGCAACAATATCAGAATTGACTGAATGATTGCCACCATTTGCTTTATTTATTTCGGAAATTAAGCTAGATAAAATGCCTTGCTCCAAGATGAGTTCTTTAACACATTCTTTGATGATTGGCTTGAATAAAGTTTTTAATTGATCTTTTTTTGTACTCATGTTAATCTCTAAATATGTCGTTTAATACTCTATTAATTCTATCTGCTCTTGTGAATATGTTGTTCTTCGCATTCTTGCCCTCGGCAATCATAAATGCACCTACTGTAGATGGGTCAGATACGAAATCAAAACAAATTAATTGGAAATCTTCTTGTACAAGGTTTCTACCGCCATTGGATTTTACAGAACCTAAACCTCTTGAAGAGATGCCAAGCTTAACGCCGCCTCTTATAAGATCTTTTAAGATTCTACCAGCAGGAGTATCTAATACTTTTACTTTACCAACAACATCTTTACCGCGCATTTCAATTTCTGTAACAATATGTGAAGCATTTTTAAGTTCAACAACAGATGAATCGGGATGATCTAGTTCGCCAATAGCTCTATTTTCACCAACAATTTTCTTATAATTCTGAACTTCTCTTCTTAAAATATCTTCAGGGTAAACACGACCGTTGCCGTTTTCAGCATCGGCTCTTTGCATTACGCCTGCCATTATTAATTCGCCTTCACTGATACGCTTTTTATCAGCTTCTGTCAATAACGAATCATCGGATGACATTTCAAAAAATTCTCTTAATAATACTTTATCGTTCATAGTCAGCTTCCTTTGCAACAATGTGTTGGAGGACGTAGCATCCAGTGAATCATTGTGTATGGATTAAAATCTTGATTCATTTTACCCTCAAACCTTCATCATCGATCAGTTTGTCTAAAATATAACTAGTGCCCGAACTCAAACATGCCATAAAAAACATGTCGATGAAATTGAACTCAAAAATAAATAGTTTGCTAAAAAGTGAAAGTGTATAAACAAGCCAGCCAACATGGAATCCCATGCACATGGAACAGTGGAATAAAAGACCAAAACCAAATAACCATTCCTTGTCTGGTCTTACTTTATCAAATATTTTTCCATAACATAGTATTTGGGTCAGCCCATAACAGACCAAAATAAAATAAAGTACTTGCATTATATCCTGAATAGCAAGCCGAATGCTTTTTGTTTTGGATCAATTGAACCTTTTCTAACTCGGTGAGTAGACATAGCAGTATCGTAATCTGTGTATTCTCCCTCTTCTGGATCTGTGAGATAGCTTTCAAATTCTTCTTCATAATCAGTTTGAATTTTACTATATTGTTGGTGCTGCTGTAATAATTTATAGATACCAATCAATACAGCAGACAAGGAATCGACTTTATCGCTTTGTGGATAAAGCGCCTCTAAAGAGCCATATGTAGAGCCGCCCTGAACAGAATCGGGAATTATTAAACCAAAGGAACGCAATAGTTCAAACAAATCTTTTTGTGCGCTATACGTATCTCTGGATTTGTTATCTTTTGCCATAGTTATAACTTTATTTGCGGCTGGTAAAACCATGATATCAATTAGTGGATGATCTTTTATTAAGACGTTACCATCCAAAGTTTTTTTAATATTTATTGGCAATATAACTCTTGCAGGTATCGTTTTATTTAACGATACTTGAATTTTATTGTCTGGTTCAGCCATTTTAATTTTTGGTTTCTGAGGCTCTGGTGGAGCTACAGGAACTTCTGGCTGTGCCTCTTCTTGATTTGGTAGCTTTACTTTTATCATTATTTATTTAACTCGCTAACTAATAGCTGAACTTTCATTAAGTCAGATACTTTTGACTCTGTAAGAACAGGATCATTTTTAAACGAATCCAATATCTCAAACACTCTGTCATATTTTACTTTCATATCTTTATCATGAGCAACGTCTTTATCGCCACGATAATCTTCAAGTGCTTTTCTTAAACGAGCTACTTCTTCATTAATGTAAAATTTAAACTCACTAGCATCTTCAACAGAATAAATAAATTTTCTCAAGAGTGTCTTTTGCTCTTCTAAGAGATCAGAATACTTCTCATTAAATATTTTAACTATTGAAGTCACAACAGAGTTACGAAGCTTTACATCACCAACATTATTTGGCTCATTGTCTTGGTTTACAAGATTATGAACAATATGTTGTTCTAATATAACTTTCTTTGGTAGTGGAGTTTGTCTATCAAACATTTGATAAATGGAAGCCAAATTCTTATAACTTGGGACATAATAATTATAAACGTCTTTTGATAAATTTTTATTAATGTGTGAGATGAGCCTGCTTTGCTCATTAAAAATCATTGTTTCATCAAGCCTATCATATTCTTGTTGAACTCTTTTAACAAGTTCTACGGCAGCCTTTTGATTCAGATTCTTAGTTTCCGCCAAGTATTTGTACAGCTTTAATTCCTTATTGAGCAATGTTCCATTCGCAAAGAACATCTTCAATGTTTCAAGAATAATCGCCTGTTGTTGCTTGTCTTTTCTTAAAATCTGTTTTGTAAGTTCTTTTGAGAGAACTTCAAAAAGAAAAGCGGTATTTCTTTTCTTATTATGCTTCATTTTCATTTTTCTTCTCCAAGCCTTTTATCAAATCAAGAATATCTTTTTTAGTTTCAAAAAGTTTTTTCTCCGTATCATCAATATAACTAGTTTCTTTATTCTCCATTAACCCTTTTGAAGCTCTATTTAAATTATTAAATCCGGGCGTTATATTTCTTCTAGCATCCGTTGATAGATTAGAGCCTCCTGCCGCTAAATAATTTTTAGTCCTTCCAGCAGTTTCTCTTTTATCTCTTTTTACTGGAGTATATGGCTTTCCATTTGAACCTTCCGTTTCATATGAACCATCTTTATATTGTATATAAGCCACATTGCTCCATTTACTATCTTTCTTTGCTGGAGCGCCCCCTGCTTCTGGTGGGGCGGCTAATAATACATCTTCTCCACCGCCCGCTTCACCTTCTGGCGCTTCACCCTCGGGAGGTGCGCCTTCTGGGGCTTCGCCTTCTGGTGGAGCTTCGCCGCCAAGTTCGCCACCCAAACCGCCACCAAAACCGCCAAGAGCACCACCGCCTCCACCGCCACCAGCAGCGGCTTCTCCGCCAGCAGCAGCGCCAGCAGCGGCTTGTTCAAGCATGGCAGCAACTTTTTTATCATAGAATATTTCTTCTTGATTTCTTTTAAATTCGTCTTCAGAAATATTAAACAAATTAATTGCAACCCATCTCTTGCTAAAGTATCCTTCAGTTGCTGCACCAGCAACCTCAAACTTAAGTTTCCATTGTTCAAGCTCTTGAAGCTCGGCAATTTTTGATGGATTATTTAATGATAAATCAAAAGATAATAAATCAGAACCTTTGTATCCTAATGTATACAAATGAACAATTGCAATTTTTTCAAGCTGTTCAAGAATGGCTCTTTGTAATCTTTGAATGGTTCTTGCGAATCTAATGTCTTTTTGAGCAAGCGTAGTTTTATCTTCTGCTGAATCCTTGCCTCGCGCAAGATAAGAACGTGGAACTTTTATGGCAGAGAATAGTTTATCTCTTAAATATTCAACGTCATCAATCGCTCCAGTAAATTGACCACCGGGTAATGATTCAATCTTTGTGCTTTGACCACCACGGGTTGGAATATAATAATCTTCATCAACACTCATTGGGTTATAACGAAGATCTACTTTGCCAGTGTCATTGTCGATAACTTTATGACGCTTCATTTGCGTCATGACTTTTTCCATATATTGCTCAACATCTTCTGGAGCAATACCACCAACGTCAACATAAAACACTCTTCTTTCTGGCGAACGAACAATTCTATAAGCCATCATTGCGTCTTCTAACATTGTTAATTGACGCCAAATTCTTCTCGCTGGCTCCAATACTGAAGAGCCATATGGTGAATATTTATCATTTCCCAAAACACGGAAGTGAGCAACTTGCCAATTCTCCAATGTTAAGCCAGCGGCATTCCATTGGAATTGAATATAGTTTGGATTGGATTTATCTTCACCCTCAAGCCTTTCGACTTCAGAAGTTGGCAACGCTATAATACTCTTTATACCTAATGATTCATCTATATCTAAAAACAAAAAAGCATCGCCATATTTACACATATTGCGTGCCCATCCAAATAAATTTGATTCAATGTTTAAAACATCATAAAACAATGTTTTTAATATTTCTTTGATCTCATCGTTTTGGCATGTTATCTTTAATATATTTCTATATTCATTTGATGTTGTAATTTCATCTGCATAAATATCCAAAGCAGAAGCAAGCTCTGGTGTATATTCCATTTGATCAAAATCAAGATATCTTTCGTTTCTTCTGGCATTAGCAACAGCCATGGCTTGAAGATTGTTGAATGGATCATATGTTTGTTTTTTAAACTGTTGACCAGATGCAGATTTAAAGTTAGATTTGCTTGCATCAATAAATTGATCAATTCTGCCATACTTTGGTTTTTGTGTCTGGAAGTTTACAATTGGACCAGATAACAGTCGAGTAAGCCTGCGATAAAGCTCCGACTCTGGATTATAAGGATTATTTTTACTTTTGTTCCAATTGTTTGCCATGTTATCCCCTGAATATTAAAACGGGAAGTGCGCTTTTATTCTTAGATAAATAGTTGGTAGGTATTATGTTATTACCATAGATATCCGTCTTTTGCATATTTATCATACCCGGAATATTTGTTGTAAAATGATTCTCTGTTTTTCTTATACCATCAATAATTGCTTTTCTATATTCTACATTAAGTTTGTCTGCTGTTAATGCATTATCTCTAATAAAAGCTGCAATAGCTGCTGCCATTACCAAATCGTCATTTTTTCCTTTAGAAGCTTGAGCCTTGCCGTGATTCCAGATAAATGTTTTAAACTCTGCATATAATCTTGGAGAGTAAGTTAAAAGAATTTTATTTCTAATATATTCCTCAAGTTTAGCTACAACAAGCGGTCTAGTATTTTGTGTTGTACTGAAGCCAATAACAGAGTTAGACATATTTTCTGCTTGATATTGATCGACGTATTCATGTGTTGTCTTTACTGAATAATAAAGATTTGGGTGACGAAGTTCTTTTAGTTTCTCAAGTACAGCAAAGCCCACTGTATTATTTTCAACAGCAGTTAAACAAAAGCCATATTCTTTGCTTGTTTCAAAAACCAACTTGGCAAATATATCGACAGGAACTTTTCCTTGATATTCTGCAACTTGTTCCATCGTATCGTTTCTAAATATGTGAAATACGGAATGGTCGTTTCCATCGCCTCTCGCAACGTCAGCGACTAAAAAGTATTTTTTTGTTGAATCAAATGTTTGCCATATCCATAAATTATGATCTACGGAGCTTCTATATTTTGGTTCTTGCACTAGTGATTCAAGGAACAATAGATCTTCTGTTCTTAATAGCGTTTCGCCAGACAT